CTTGATAACCAGGTGTTCCGATTTTTTCTAAAGTATTTAAATCCATTCCACCCAATGCTTCTTGTAAAGCTTGTTTTTGGAACATATTCATATCGGAAGGTTTTAATCCTTGCGCTTGTAAAGATTTTAATGCACCTTCTTGGTCGCCCGACATAAACTTCGCTCTTACTTCTGATAAGTTTACATTCTTACCAAGCATTGCTGATAAACTCATTTCGGCTTTGATACTATCTTTATAGTTCAATACCATACTTTGACCAGCTTTAGCTACTTCAGAAAAACTAACACCTAATGATTTTGCATAAACTACTTGTCTAGCCAATGCTTTACCACTTTGAACTTGGTAATCTAATGCCATTTCGGATGCAGATGCAACTTCGTTCATTACATCTCCAATATTTAAACCAGCGGATTCTGCCATTGCTCTCGTACCCTCTGCTAAATTCAATGCAGTATCGGCAGAAACCCCATCCAATAATTTAAATGCTTGTTGTACGTTTGCAAGATTATCTACCGATATACCACTTCTTTCAGCAAATATAGCCATATCTGCTGCCAATTTAGTAGAACCACTACCGGCTTTAGAAGCTGCCGTTGTTGCCGATGCTATTGTTTCTGCTGATATACCTGCTAATTGTAATTTAGATGCGGCGTATCCCACACTACCCAATCCTTTACCAAAAAATGCGGTTTTAGATGCTGCGTTAAATTGTGCAGCCATTTCTTGCAATTGGAAACCAAAATCCATAGCGGCTTGTTGCCCAGCAAATGCTAAATCATTTCCGGCTTGCGCTACATTCTTAGCTCCTTCAATTTGATTTTGCTTTACATCATTTGATGCTTCAATAGCAGCTTGAGTACCTGCTCCAAAATAATCATATGCCAATTTACCAGCAGCTGCTCCTAATGCTATCAGCGCCGCTTTACCCAATGTACCTTTACTTGCAATATCTCCAATTGCATTTGATAATTCATTTGCCAATGGAATACCACTACTACCCAATTGGTCTAATGCTGCATCCATTCCACCCAATGCTACCGCACTTTTTTGTGCAGCTTTTTCAAATTCTTCTAATTCCTGTCTAGCTGCAATAAATACATTTACCAATTCTTGCCCCGCTTCGGTGCTAGCATCTATCATACCTACCAATGAATCAAAATGCTCAAATGATTGTTGTACTATGTTGTTATATTCTTGTTGAGATATTTTACCTCTTGTTAAAGAAGAAGCAGCAGTAGCAATCGATGTATTCATATTTCTATATGCATCGTTTGCTTTATCAATATTTTTTATCTGCCTATCATCAAATCCAGCACCATCAACTATATTTGCAATACTTGTTAATGTAGTTTTTGCATAATTTAATTTATCAGTAAATTTTTCTTGTAAAGTAGTATTTCCTTTTAAAGCATTTCCAATACTTACCAATGAATCATCTATATCATCAAATTGTTTTGCATTTGCTGATACTACCTTTTTTAAAGAAGTTAATTCATCTAATTGTTCTTCTAATAAACCTAGAATTATTTTTTGTTGTTCTGCACGGTCTTGTAAATCTCTTAACTCTTGCCCAGATGCGGTTGCGGCAGCTTTATTTTGCTCAGCGATTCTTTGCTGAGTAGCTTCGATATCTCGAAGTAAATCTCTTTTTTCTCTTTCGTTAGGAGTTGCTGCCATTTACTACTTTATAATTTTATGCCACGACCTTTGGCAAATGCATCTATATGGCTGGAATCTAATCCTAATTTTTCCATAGCGGTTTTTTGAACTCTCAAACCTTTAGTTACAGCATCATCATAATTTTTCCAAATATCAGCAAGTTCCGGACTTTTGTCATTTCCATTGCCTCATTTTCACTTTCTTTTGCTTTAAGTAACTCTCTCCAATAGAATTCTCGTAACTTAATAGGCATAAAATAGACATCATGCCAATTGAATCCACCATTGGCATAATAAATCATTTGAAAGATTTTTTGATGTAATACTACGGAATAATTACTCGGTAGGGTAAAAAAAGTCAACCCCAAATGGGATTCGGAGAGCCTCCTTCTCACCGGTAAATGGAGATTCATATTCAAATTTCAAATCTAAGTCTGGACTCATTGAGCTAATTTCTTTTCTCAATGCTTTAGAATCTCCAGCCAATAATCTATTTGATACGAAGTTACTGATTGTTCCAGCATCTCTTACACCATCTACTTCGGTAATAATTCTTCTATATCTAGATGTAATTTCATTGCTTCCCTTTGTAGTTTTTTGAAGGGCTTCAATATCCTTTTGGATTGCAAGTTCATCACCATGTGTCAATAATCTAAACTTTATGTTTGATTTTGAAATTGGTAATGTATAACTATATTCGTTATTTCTATTTAATTTAGATTCATCAATTTCTTTGATTTTTATTTTTGATAAATCCACTGTTGTTTTAACAGGCTCATTTTCATTAGGGTCGTTAACAGTAACATCATATTCAGGTCCAAATGCTAATACTCTCGAAGATATTAAAATAGCATTTTTATCACCTACTAATAAATCATTTACATTTACGCCAGGTTCAACCACAACTGATTCTAATAGTTTATCCAAATGTATTCCCTTTTTAACTAAATTAGCTGAAGTAAGAATATCTTCTTCTTTAGCTGTCATTAATTTAATCGTAATTTCTCCCTTAGATAGTGGAGAAGTTTCAGGATAACATAATCCCTTAGATGGTAAACTAATAATTTCAGTTGGAAATGGATAAGTTCTTTGTTCTGTGGATTGGAATGCTCCTAATCCTCTTGTAACTTGCTGTTCTACGTTTTGTTGTTCCATAATAATAACTAATGTTGTTTTATATATAAGTATATATAAATAAAAAAAGCAGTGAAGAAATTCTCCACTGCTTTATTTTTAAATATTATGAAAATTTTAATACCAATCCTTTGCTTCGTAGTAATCTACATTAGCATATACTTTAATAATTCTATCACCTTCTTTTTTGTGGTTGGATAAGTATTCAAAATATTCTTCCTCACTATGTAAGGGAAAATCTATATGCCACCCTTCTGAATTAACTATCTCTACACGCACATTTTTATATTTTTCAATATAACCACTACATCTTTCAGAACGATATTCAGCAGTAGTTTTAAATGTAAACTCAAAATTAGTGAGTTCATTCATTTCAGTAATCACTTCTTCTTCCATTTCTAAACGGTCAGCAAGTACTTCAACATCATAAGAATCGTATAACATATATTTAAAGTTTAAGGTTTAACAATTTAATTATCTAACTACCTCACCACGCTCCAACCAGAATGAATCATTTCTTCTGGCATTCATCTCCCACTTCGCCTTCTCATACATCTCATCACTAACCAACCCACGCTCGAAGCAATACTCCATATTCAACTCAAAAGGAGAAACACGTAGGTGCATCGCACGACTCACTACGAAATCACAATACTCATTAACACTCATACCACGTACATCTAACAATTCCATAATATTATTTTTTAGGTTTGAAACAAATTTCGGTTTTAGGAAGGTGGTCAACTTCGATAGCGGTAACACGTAATCGACAAGGATGGTCAGTTACCATTAAGAACACAATCAAAGCTATCATTCTCTCTCTCATATAATAAAAGTACACAATTCTGCGTTAAAAGTCAAGTCTTTTCTAAAATATTTTTGAAATTTAGAATGATTATAAATAAGACATAAAAAAAGAGGGTAGAAAATCTACCCCCTTTTAAAAATTACTATTTTAAAGTTTAAACAATTCAAAAATTAGTACTCAAGAATTGCGTAATCATAAGTTAGAGTTAATTCTATTGATAATGGGTCATTTGAAGCCCAATCTAATTCACCAAAGTTTGCCGAAGAAATGAATGCTCCTTTTAAAGTCCATTGTTCAACTTTATCACCAACTGGTCCTAATAGATAGAATGTGATATCTTTCTTATAGAAAGCTGCGTATCCATCTCTACCTGTTAATGATTCGTGTGATGTTCTAATCCACTCCATAACTTGCTGTGCACCTGATGGTACAATTGGGTCATAAAGAGAGATAGTGATATCATCCCAATTGGATTTACCTTTAATCTTTCTTTTTACGTTGATATGGTCTAATTCAACTATTTCCGATGTGAATGTTGGTCTACTAGCGGTTTTAATCATATATGATTCTATACCGTTAATTTCCATTATAAATCTATTACCTAACTTTGGTTCAAAGTTGGTATAGAACATTTTATCAAACTCTAATACTTCTGGCATTTTATTTCTCTATTTAATTGTTTCTTTATATAAATATTTACTTTTTAAATTATCCGTTAAAAGCTGCGCCAGTTGGTAAGATGTTGAAATCAATTTGAATGAATTCAGCTGTCTTAGTTGGTTGTAAGTAGATA